ATTGTTTGTTGATTACCCTACAGTTGAAGGCACAGCTACAAGGCAAGATCAGTTAGATGGATCAATAAGACCTAATATACTTCATTACAATGCACCATCAATTATTAACTGGAGAAGCGAAAGACAAGGTGCAAAGAATCGTCTAACACTAATTGTTCTATCAGAAACTTATGTAGATAGTGACGATGGATTTAAAGAGGAAATTGTAGAGCAATTCCGTGTTCTAAGATTGGTAGAGGGGATCTATCAAGTGCAGATCTACAGGAGAAGCACGGCACAAGGAAGCGGGGCTTATGGCTTAGTTGAAGAATACACTCCGACAAGTGCGCAAGGCTCTCCACTAACAGAAATCCCTTTCCAGTTTATCGGATGGGAAAACAATGACGAAACCCCAGATCTTCCCCCGCTTTACGATCTATCAGTTTTGAATCTGGCACACTTTAGGAACTCCGCAGATTACGAGGAAGCTTGCTACATTGTTGGACAGCCTACGCCATACATGACGGGCTTAGATCAGTCATGGGTTGATGATGTTTTGAAGGGGCAAGTTCACTTAGGCTCAAGATCAGCCGTGCCACTGCCAGAAGGCGGTTCTATGGGGCTTGTGCAAGCCTCTGCTAACTCTATGCCCAAAGAGGCGATGGATACAAAGGAACGTCAAATGGTGGCGTTAGGGGCAAAGCTCGTAGAGAATAAAAATGTCCAAAGAACAGCAACGGAAGCGGGAATGGATAACGCATCTGAAACAAGCGTTTTAGCTTCTGCAGCTAACAATACAGCCGAGGCTTTCAGAACGGCTCTTAAATGGTGCATGGAGTTTGTCGGAACAAGTGGAGAAGTTGATTTCTCACTGCATACAGATTTTGTAAATCATACACTTAATCCGCAAGAGCAAGGAGCATTACTTTCACTCTGGCAAAACGATGTTCTAACATGGGATGAGCTTAGAGATAATCTAAAGAAAGCTTCCATTGCAGAACTGGCTAACGATGAAGCTAGAGATATTATTGACGCAAGCGCATTAGATGGGCTGGATCAGATTGATGATGAGGTTGATGATGTAGAGAATGGCTAGATCTATTACAGACATAGCAACTCGGCATCAAGTGATGCTTGAGAGGCTCAAAGCTGGAAAAGCAAAAGACTATCGTGTATTAGCGAAAAAGTTTGAGGCTGATTTGTTGGCTGCAGCTAACAGGCTTGGAGTTGATTCGTTAGATCAGCTAACAAAAAAGGAATTAAATCTTTTGATTAGCAACGTAACAAAGCTAAATAAAAAATACCAAGCTGCAATCGTAAAGGATCTTGATAAAGATCTGCGGAAGTTGGCAAAGGATGATGCGATTTTTGAACGTCAAACTATCAACTCTTTTTTAGTTACTGGCAATGCAGCCTCGGCAGCAAACTTGGCTTATGCTGCAGCTATAGCTTCACCTATTAGCGCAACTGGCGAACTGCTAGAGCCATTTATAAAGAACTGGTCTAGGACAAGGGTAACACAAGTCAGCGGAGTTATTCGCAAGGGATACAAGGAGGGGCAAACTCTAAGCCAGATGACGCAACTAATCAGAGGCACAAGGGCAAACAATTTCAAAGACGGGCTAACCTCTTTGCAAACAAGACAAGCACAAGCAGTAATCAGAACAGCGGTGCAACATGTTAGTGCTACTGCTAGGATGCAGACTTGGGAGGCTAACAAGGATATAGTTAAAGCATACAAATGGCGTTCCACATTAGACGGGAGGACAACGCAAAGATGCAGAAGCCTAGACGGCTTAGAGTTTGAAATGGGGCGTGGACCTATGCCCCCTATTCACATTAATTGCAGATCAACAATTAACTTTGTGTTAGATGAGGCTTTAGGTTTAGGCGATTTAGATAAGGGGGCTACAAGATCAGCACTAGGCGGGGAAGTTCCAGCAAAGCAGACTTATTACGATTGGCTAAAAACCCAGCCTAAAGACTTTCAAAGATCAGCAATCGGAAAGCAAAAAACGACTTGGCTAAATGACGGAACTTTAAACTCTGAGCAATTCGCAAAGCTGAATCTTGATAAGAATTTCAAACCCTTATCGTTAGATCAGATGAGAGAAAAAAGAGCAATGATGTTAAAGTAATGGAATTAAGTAATACAGCAAAGAACAGCGTAACCAATGATCTGTTAATCAGCAAAGCCTCTAACGAAAGTTATCGTAAGGGCTATGATAGAATCTTTGGAAAGAAAACAATCTCTGGCAAGTTGCCAACAGAACAAAAAACAAAAACCAAACAAGGAAAATAAACCTATGAAATTAAACGTAAATGCAGAAGAATACGAATTGTTAGATGATGCTATTAAATCCGAATACAAGCAGGGTGCAAATGGCTATGAGCTAACAGTTGACGGCTTAGAAGATACTGGAGCTTTGAAACGTGCTAAAGAGCATGAGAAAGAAAGACGGCAAAAAGTAGAATCAGAGCTTAAAGAAATCAAAGACCAACTAACACTTAAAGAGGATGAAATTATTGATCTCCGCAAGGGTGCTGTTAGTAAGGATGATGTGGATGCTTTAGAGCGTTCTTACAAAGAGAAGCTTGAGAAAAGCGAGAAGGAATATACTGGTAGAATCAACGATGCAGAAGGTTCTTTACGTTCTATGCTAGTTGACAACGTAGCTTCCAAAATCGCTAACGAAATTTCAACAGTTCCCGATCTTATGAGCGGGGCAATTTCTGCTAGACTAACAACTGAGATAGTTGACGGAAAAGCAACGACAAGAGTTTTAGATCGTGATGGGAAGCCATCCGCTCTAACAGTTGATGAGCTAAAAAAAGAATTTGTTGCCAACGAGAAATTTTCCTCTATTATCGTGGGTAGTAATGCTAGTGGGAGCGGTGCAATCGGTAGCGGTAATGGAAGCGGTGCTTCTAAGAAATTCAGCGATATGTCGGAAGCTGATAGAGTATCTTTATATAAGGACTCTCCAGATGACTATCGCAAACTTCGTGATCAAGAGCAAACACTTGCTCAATGATCTAACAAAAATCAAAACTAACTAATAAAACATTATGGCTAACGTCCAACTATCTGATGCTATCATTCCACAAGTCTATCTTGACTACGTGGCTAACGATAGCCCCGAAAAAACCGCTTTCATCGAAGGCGGTATTGCAGTAACTAACCCCGTGCTAGGTCAACAGGCTAACAGCGGTGGCAATGTTGTAGAGATTCCACATTGGAATGACCTCGCAACTGATGAACCTAACATTGGTGATACTACTGACAACGATGCAACTCCTTACAAGCTAACCTCTGGCAAGCAAACTGCCCGTGTAGCTTATCTTAATAACGGCTGGGCAGCCAAAGATCTTGTCGGTGAAATCGCTGGCTCTGATCCTATGCGACGCATCCGTGACCGCACTGATCGCTATTGGATGCGCTCTTGGCAGAAACGCCTTCTTGCTTGTGCTGAAGGTATCCAAGCGGGTAACGTAGCAGCTAACAGTTCTGACATGGTAAATGATATTGCCATTGAAGACGGAGCTAACGCAACTGCAGCTAACCTTATCGGACGTTCTGCAGTAGTTGAAGCAGCTTTCACCCTTGGAGATTCTTTCGGATCTACTGGAGTAATCGCACTTCACTCTGCAGTTTATAAGCGTCTCGTCAACCTTGATGACATCGACTTTGTAGCTGATTCCTCTGGCACTCTTAATATTCCTAGCTACCTCGGTAAGCGTGTTGTCATTGATGACTCTATGCCTGTAATCGCTGGTGGAACTTCTGGTTTCAAATACACCACCATGCTTTTCGGTGAAGGTGCTATTGGATACGGAATGGGAACACCTGCAGTTCCAGTTGAGGTAGATCGTGATCCAGCAAAAGGTGTTGGCTCTGGTCTTGAAACTCTTTGGGAGCGCAATACATGGTTGATCCACCCAAGTGGATACAACTTCACTTCTGCTTCTGTAGCTAGTGAGTCTCCAACTCTTGCAGAGCTTCGCACTGCAGGAAACTGGACACGGGTATTTGATCGCAAGAGCATCCCTATTGCTTTCCTTGTTACAAACGGCTAAACCCTTTGTTAAGGTTTGGGCGGGGAGTGTTTACGGTTCGCTCCCCGCCCTCTTAACTAACAGAAACCGAAAAATATTATGTCAGATAAAAACAAAGCATGGACTCCTAGCGACAAGCAAGAAGCTCCAAAGAAAAAAGCAGCGAAGAAAGCTTCAAAGACTGAAGGCAAAAAAGCTAAAGTTGACGGGCTAAATGCTGATGGAAATATTGCGGGGGAAAGAGTATCTTTCGAGCAAATTCAGCAAGGCATGAAGAAGCAATCACAGCCAGTAATTGAACGCTCTAGTAAGCGCAAACGATAACTAACAGATGGCTTTAATTATTGAAGATGGAACGGGCGTGGATAATGCCAATTCTTACATAACAGTTGCAGAGGCTAGAGCCTTTGCTTCTCTTAGGAGTTTAATCCTTCCCTCTAGTGATTCAGAGGTGGAGGTTTTAATAGTTAAAGCTTTCGATTATTTAGAATCGTTAGACTACAAAGGCAATCACGCAAACCCTCCGCAATCAGCGGAGTTCCCAAGGCGTGATTTATATTTGCAGGGGGTTCTATTTTCAGAGTCACAAATACCTTATAAATTAAAGCAAGCGCAATCACAGCTAACTTATGAAGCTGTTAATATAGACTTGCAGCCAACAGGAAACGGCAAAGAAGTTATTAAAGAAAAAGTTGACGTTGTAGAAGTGCAATATTCAGAGAAAGGAATCAATGTTGCTAGACCTACATTTACAACTGTTAATTCCTTCCTAAAAGATCTGCTTAAAAGCGGGTTGTCTAGTGGGCATCTTATAAGCACAAGAGTCTAACAATGTCAGAGTTTTATACAGGATTAGCAAATACAGCCAATGTTCTTTTGAAGGACAAGGGGCAAGCAATCACTGTAAGAAGAGAAATAGAATCATATGATCCTATCACGGCTGAAACTATTCTAACACAATCTCTAGTTCAAACTTTGAATGGTGCTGTATTCAGCAAATCAAAAACAATTTACGATAACTCCTTAGATGAAGAAAAGATTTTAGGTAATACTAAAACTGTTTTGCTCTCAACTGTAGGATCTCAATTTGTTCCAGAAATAAACGATAAGGTAACTTTCGGGAACAAAGAATGGCTTGCCTTTGGGGTAAGCAAACTAGCCCCGTCTGGAACTGATGTGATTTACAAACTAGGGATAATGTTCTTAGGTAATGTTTCACTAGAAATAGACAACGGATATTTACAGCCAGATGGAATTAGCTTCTATCTAAATGCCTTGGGCGAATACTACCTATCACCAACAATCTAACAAAAAATCTAATGCCAAATTATACAGTATCCCAAGACATTGATGACTTCATGAAGTCAGATGATGATTCAGCAGCAAGAACAGAGCTAGGGTTAGGCTCTGCAGCAACTTCTAACACTGGAGATTTTGCAACTTCAGTTCAAGGCGGGAAAGCAGATTCAGCTTTGCAACCTTCCGACATTGGGGCAACTGTTCAAGCTCAAGATTCCGTATTGGATAATACAACGGCTTCTTTCACTACGGCACAAGAAAGCAAGCTAACAGCAATCACGGGAACAAACACAGGTGACCAAGACTTGTCTGGATTGCAAACAATTCTAACAGAAGGTGCTTTTGTCGATGGAGACAAGACCAAGCTAGACGGAGTAACGGGAACTAATACAGGTGACCAAGACCTTTCTGGATTGCAACCAATTCTAACAGAAGGCGCATTTGCAGATGGTGACAAGACAAAGCTAGACGCAATCACTGGAACAAATACAGGAGATCAAGATTTATCTGGCTTACAAAATATCCTAACAGAAGGAGCATTTGTAGACGGAGACAAGACAAAGCTTGATGGTGTCACGGGAACAAATACAGGAGATCAAGATTTGTCGGGGCTGCAAGTCAAACCCTTGGAGGGTGCTTTCGTGGATGGTGATAAAACCAAGCTAGACGCAATCACTGGAACAAATACAGGTGACCAAGATCTTTCAGCACTAGCAACAAAAGCTAATGTGTTAGAGTTAGATAATACAATTTCATTCACTCCTTCAGCAAACTTTCATCCAGCAACTAAGAAATATGTAGATGACAACGCTGGAGGTGGTGGCAGTGCTTTAACAGCGGAAACTTCCGTTTATATTGATGCGGGAGCGATGCTAGCCAAAGACGGGGAGGCAGACGCAAGCACTGGAACTGATAACGGAACTAACAACTCAGTTGACTGGTATAACGTAGCAACGGGAGAAACTCTATATGCTAAAATTGCAATGCCCCCTCAATGGGATAAAGGCGTAATTGATGTAGAACTTTATTGGACAATCACAGGCGGGACAATCGGAGAAAATGTCAAATGGGAGGTGGCTTCGCAAGCTGGGGGTAATGATGATGCTTGGGATGTAGCTTTCCCTGCCCCTACAGCAACGCTAGACGATCCTATCATTGCAGATGGAGACATACACCAAATCACAGCCTCGTCTATCACAGTGGGCGGTAGTGCTGAAGATGGCGATATTCTACACCTTGAGATTGCAAGAGCAGCAGCGGGAGCTACTGCAGCTTCGCAAGATGCAAGGCTACTTGGCATCCGTTTAAAGTATTCTAACAGCCTATTACAAAACTGGTATAGCTGGAAGCTAGGGAATGAAACTGCAGATGCAACTATTGGCATTAAAAATACTTGGTATGCCCCCGCAAAGGGTAAAGTTCATGCAGTTGCAGCGGGGGCAGCAAGCGCAACTAACGGAAGCGCATTAGCACTAGACGTTCATAAAACAGGAACTACAATTTTCTCAACTGCTATAACTATTGATGACGCACAAACGGATACTTCCACTGCAGCGACTCCAGCGGTTCTAACAACTAACCCAACTACTTTTAATGCTGGAGATAAATTTGAATTTGAAGTAGATACAACTACAGCGGGGGGAGCGGGATTGCATTGCGATTT